CACCTGGTCACGGCTGGCAGCCTGTCGCCTTACTGGTGCACGGCGAACCAGGCCACGCGCGAGCCGTACCGATCGCAGCGCCGTCAGGATCGGCGATGATCCGACCGTCCTAGAGCGGTTTGGCACTACCTGCGTGGGAGGCACAACGGGTGGCACCTCGGACACATCCCACAGCCCTGTTCACCCACAAGGTAGCGCCGAGTCGTCTAGGACGGCGGGATGTGGAGTGTTCACCACCTCACAGGAGTGCCGGGGTTGTTCGGGACCGTACGCGGCGCCGATCAGGCCAAGAACCCCTGGTCACGGGGGTCAAGGTCACCAACCGCGCGTGCGTGCGCGTGCGCGTGCGCGTGTACCATGCACCCCCAGACACCTGTCAAGAGTGATACCGGTCACCGATTTCAGGGGGTTAGGGGACCGGGGGGAGCTTCTTTCCCCATGGATATTCTCAGGACATTTATTTATGTTATGTGTACGGCGTGTATGTGCGCAGTACGTGTGTGAGAGCACCGTGTATAAGAAAAAATGAGCTGGGGCGAGGTCCCCGGTCCCCCATCAGGGGCCGTGTACAGCTCGACCACACACCCTCTCGACTCGTGTACAGTGATCACCATGACTGACGAGGGGAACGACTGGCGGGCCGAGATCCGGAGAAAGGGCGTCCGTGTGGGCAGTATTCACGAGGTCCAGTTTCGAGCCGTGGTGAAGGATATGGGCGGCCCGGGCTGGTATCCGGCGGCCGACCTCCATGCCTGGTACCTCAGCCTGATCCGGGAGGACGGTTTCATAGGTGTAGGGCCGGTGACGTTCGGGAGGTTCCTGCGGCACCTCGGGTTGAGGGCGTCGGTACGTCGTGTCTGCGGCACGCCCACTCGGGGCTGGCTGGTGACGAACAAGTGGGATCGTCCCCCGGACCCGAACGCCCCGCCGTTGTCCTGGCCCCCAGACCCTGACGATGCACCGTCAACCGGTCAGCCGACCTGAGATGCCCTCTGGACACTAGGATGGTCCGCATGACGATCCCGGCCTGGCTCCAGCTTCTGATCTACACGCTGGCCGTGGCGCGCGTGACCGGCCTGATCCAGGAGGACTCCATCACCGAGAGGCCGCGAGACGCGCTCCTGGCGTGGCTGGACGACAGACCCAAGACACTGGGCTCGTTCATCGCGGAGTTGATCCAGTGTCCGTGGTGTGTGTCGATCTGGGTGGGCGGCATCGCCGCTCCCCTGGTGTGGTTCTGGGGGGACTCGCCCGTCATGCTGATCCCGGCCATAGCGCTGGCGTTCAGCCAGGTGACCGGTGCGACCCACAACCTGGGAAGGTCGCGGCTGTGAGATGGTTCTGGATCTTCCTTGGCTGGGCTGAACACACCCGGCGAGACCTCGGTTACCGAGTCCGCCCCTATGACATGATCGCTGACCGGCGCCGCTGGTTCTGGCAGCCACGAACCCCCTGTGGGTTCTGGACCCGGAGAAGGTGACCCGCTGTGGCCCTGAGGCGACCCAAGACCACCGAACGACCGCCCGACCCGTTCGGCATCGACCAGGTCCAGCACCGTACGGCGCTCGCCGGTGCCACCGCCATCGTGGACATGGGCAGTGAGAGTTCCTGGAGGACCTGGAAGTTCGGGAACGCTGACTGGCAGGCCGAGGGGTGGCGGCTGTACGACATCGTCCCCGAGCACCACTTCCTGACCGGCCGCATCGGTGACAGCGTGGCCCAGGCCCGTCTCTACGTGACCGAGGTGGATGACACCGGCGAGGAGACCGGCGAGGTCCAGGACGAGCGGATCAGTCGGCTGGCCGCCGTACCGCTCGGCACCGGCAGCCAGCGCGACGACAACCTCCGGCTGGCTGGTATCGACCTGGCCGTGGGTGGTGAGTGTTGGATCATCGGTGAGGGTGCCGCCGTCGCGCCCGAGATGGCGGAGGGTGCGTGGTTCGTCGTCACCGGCGCGGCGCTGTCCCGCCTGGGCGGGCAGGTCACCGTCCGCCGTCCCCGAACGCGCGGCGGAGCGAAGCTGATCCTTCGTGACGGGGTCGACATCCTGATTCGGTGCTGGCGCCCACACCCCAACGACACCGATCAGGCCGACTCCTTCACCCGCTCGGCTATCGTGCCGTTGCGCGAGGTGGAGCTGTTGACCAAGCGCGAGTTCGCCGAGCTGGACTCGCGGCTCACCGGCGCCGGGATCCTGTTTTTACCCGAGGGCATCGACTTCCCCCGGGCCGAGACCGACCCGCCCGGCATGGCCGGGTTCATGGCCTACATCCAGCGGGCCGCCGCCGCGAGCATGGCCGACCAGGGCCGCGCCAGCTCGATGGTCCCCATCATCGCCAGCCTGCCGGACCACCTACTGGAGCACCTGGACAAGATCAAGCCGCTGACCTTCTGGAGTGATCTCTCCGCCGAGATCACTCCCATGAAGGAAAAGGCTATCGAGCGGCTCGCTGCGTCAGCAGAGATCCCGGGGGAGGTGCTGACCGGCATAGGTGACGCAAATCACTGGCCTTGTGATGAAATGACCGAAATCTATACGCGTGATGGCTGGATCACGTACGAAGGTCTGCACGCTGGCGTTGAAGTCTTGGCCCTGGATATCGAGACCGGGCTGTCCTCGTTCCAGACGATCGACGGCGTTCGCGTCGAGCATGTGACCGACCGGCCCATGATCTCTGTTGAGGGCCATTACCACTCTTCACTGACCACGCCCGATCACCGGTGGCCGGTGGAGCGTGGCGGCGCGCTGGAGTGGGCGCGTACCCAGGACTTCCTGTCCAACCCCAAGAACTACGGTCCATCGAAGCTTCGCCGTTCGATGTTGCTCGGTACGCCGAACCGGCAAGTCCCTACCGAGTCCAAACTGACGGATGCTCTGACTCGCCTGCTGGCTTGGTGCGCGACGGATGCTGACGTGATACCCGTGTCGCGCGGCTCCCGTCTCCGGATCCGGCAGCGCAACGTCGGAAACTTCCCGTCGATCGAGTCGGCACTCCAGGACGTCGACCACGTCCGCTACGTAGACAAGTCCGCCGAGGTCAACGAGTGGATCCTGTCGCGGGAGGCGACCGAGGCGCTCGACGCGTACGGCATCCGGTCGGGCACCCGCTGGTACCTGTCACGTGACGCCGTGGGGATGCTGACGGAGGCCCAGCTCCACCTGTTGCTGGAGACGTCGGTCCAGGCGAACGGCCACAAGCGCACCCTGTTCTCGGTGGACGAATCGAGAATGGACGCTTTCGAGCACGCGGCCATCCTGCTGGGGCACCGTGTGTCCCGAGGGCGTCGCAACCAACAGACTGGCTTCGGCGACACTCCCGTGGCCTGGCTCTCCTGGGGCGGCCGTACCCGATTCGCTCCCCGCCCCGATCTGCACGTCGAAGAGGTCAACTACACGGGGGTGATCTTCTGTCCCAAGGTGCCGATCGGCCGGTCGTTCCTCGCTCGCCGCAACGGCAAGGTGTTCTTTACCGGCAATACGGCATGGCTGATCTCGGATGAGGGGATCCGGTGGATTCGGGGCTATCTCGGGTTGATCGCCGATGCGCTGACTCGTGGATTCCTCCGGCGCGCCTTGGAGGCGATGGGTGTACCCAACCCTGATCGGTACGCGTTCGCGTTCGACACGTCCGCTCTGGCCGCCAAGCCCAACCGCCTGGACGAGGCCATCCAGCTTCACGATCGTTTCCTGATCAGCGACAAGGAGGTGGTGAAGGCCGGAGCGTTCGACCCGGAGCAGATGCCGGGCACCACCGAGCGCGCGGCCCAGATCCTGCTCAAGCTGGTCCAGACCCAGCCGGACCTCATCCTGGACCCGGCGGTCCAGGCGGCCCTAGGCCTGCCTCAGGTCCAGAGTGTCGGCCTGCCGCCGACTTCGGACCAGAACGCCGACGGCGACCCGGCGGAGGACGACGAGGGGACCTCGGACGACGGTCCCCCTAACGGCGGCGAGGTCGAGGCACCGGACGAAACGCGCGCCATCACGGCTGCCCTGGACGCGCGCATTCTGGAGCTGACCGCCACCCGCGTTACCGCCCCCCCGTCCCCTGAGGTCGTGTTCAACGCCAGCGCCAAGCTCATGGTGATGCGCGCCCTGGAGCTGGCCGGTGGCCGCCTGACGACACCCCAGGAGCGACGCGGTCGCTGGGTGGACGTGCCGCGCCACGAGTTACACCACCACGTGGGGCCGATACCGCCGGACAAGGCGGCCCGGGTGACTGAGGGTGCGTGGAACCACGTGGCGCTGGTGGCCTCCGACCTTGGGGTGAACGCTGACGACCTTCAGACGTTGCTCGGCGGATACGTGAACGAGCTCCTGACTCGGGGCATCCGGCATCACGATGACCTCCTGTATGCGGCACTGACCATCGCGAACCAAGGCCGGGGACTGGTGACCGCGTGATCGCCATCGGCGTGTCCCTGGTGCTGGTCGGCGCGGCCGTTCTCTGGAGCGTCTGGTGACCGGCCCGGTGTGGGACGGCAAGGGCGTGGACCCGTGGCTCCCCCAGCGGTTGGAAGCCCGGATGGAGACGGCCGCCGTGGAGCGCGACATCCGGGCCGTGGTCTGGGCCGCGCTGAGCAACTGGCTGGTGCAGCTCGCCCGGCGGATCGGGCGCGGCGAGGGGCGGCCGGACATAGATGCCGTGCGGGCCATGGCTCCGCTCTGGCGCGAGGCCGTGGACGCCATCCTCCGGGGTGAGATCCTGAGGGCCGTGGGTGTCGCTTTTGCAAAGATCCTGGGTCCGGACTACCGGTACGCGGCGCGCCCGTTCGTCACGGCGTACTTGGCCGAGGTCCGCAACCGCCTCGTACGCATCCCGGACGAGGTCTATGACCTGGTGGCCGGGGAGGTGGCCCAGGGTGTCAACCTCGGGGAATCGCTCCCCAAGCTCAGGGCCCGCATTGACAACGTCCTGTCAACCACGGGGAGCGAGCGATGGCCGAACCGGGCTACGGTCATCGCTCGTACGGAGTCGATATCCAGCTTGAACGCTGGTCGTACCGATGCCTTCCGCGTGGTAGCCGCTGACGCCGACGAGCCGATGGAACTGTTTTGGCTGGCGACGAGCGACGCGAGGACACGGCCGACGCACGAGGCGGCCGAGGGACAACGGGTACCCGTTGGCTCGCCGTTCATCGTGGGCGGGTTCGAGCTGAGGTTCCCGGGCGACCCTCTTGGTCCTCCCCAGGAGACCATACAATGCAGGTGCGTACCGTTACTGGTCGAACGCGGAGAGTCGGTAGACCTGAGCAACCGCCAGATGCGGCGCGGCCGGTGAGCCGCGCCGCTAGGT